TGATAGAACTAGATACAAAGGTATCGGGCACACAGGCGTAGTGGAACTAATAGGGAAACACTCAGTTAGAACCATAGAAGGGAATACTAACGAAAGAGGAACTAGAGATTCAAGAACAGGGGATGGGGTATTTAGAAAAGTACGTCCATTATCAAGAAACTTACATATAACCAGATGGAAAAAAACGAACTAAGAAGTACTGTGCTAATTGGAGCGGCTCTGACCGTTATTCTAGTCGCTGTTATCACAGGAGCAAAGTCATGCAATGAGAACACTGACCCATTGCAAGATAGATTAGAAGAGATCAATGATAGTCTAATGCAAGAGGTAATAGAGAACTCAATTAAGATTGACTCTTTATACCTTAAGATAGATTCGTTAGATATTATGTCAGATACGATAATTAACAAACAATCCATTGTCAATGAATACTACAATCAAGAGGTTTATAATATCCTCAATGCTGATGCTCGTGGTGCTAACCGCAAGCTCGCAGAAGTCCTTAAAGTTTCGGACTCCCTCCTCAAAGCAGGATTCTTTTCCCGCACTCTCAACGTACCAAACGAGCTTAATTAATCTGAACTTTAATTCTATGATGTACTGGTACGATGCCGCTACCAGGATGGAGAGGCTATATCTACTCCAGCAGCAAAAGCTAGACTATTACTCAAAGATAACTGGAGTGCAAGCTACTAGTATACAAGATCTTCAAATAGTCTACGAGAATAAAATAGCAATAGATACTAAACTTAAGACTGAAAACGAGAATAAAGTTAATGATCTTAAGAAGCAAGTCAAAGTTCTTAAGTTAAAGAACACAATCCTGACAATCGGAGTAGGGGGTCTAGCCCTTACTACAGCTTATTTTGCTATTTTTTAGTAAAACTATTGTTTATATAAAAAGTCTTATTACATTTGCATAAAACCAAACGTAATATGAACTTTAATCCTACAAGAGATTGGGTAGTTCTCCCAATCCCACACAAGAAAGTAACAGACAGCGGAATTCTTCTATCTGATGAAGCCGCAAACTCACTTAAGTCTAACATTTTAGAAGCCCTCAAGGTTGGACCAGAATGTAAGCTGGTTAAACAAGGGGATATGGTCTACGTGCACCCACATACTGAGGGTGTTATTATTACTGTTGAAGGAATTGACTACGTTATGATTAACGAATTCATGATTCTAGGTACACTATGATTGGAAACGTTACCATCTCATTAGAAGCCTACGAAGAACTTAAAGACGGTTCTAAATCATCAATAGAACTAAAGTCTAAAGTTATCAAAGCAGCCAAAGAGATAGAGGTATTCTTGTCATTTCTATGCACCAGGGAAAGTATTTCTGAGTATATAACCGAGTTTAACTCGTATTCAAAGAAGTGCAAGATTCATCTGATTGATGGTAAGGCTAAAATAGAACTTAACGAATTACAAGATGAAGAAGTTTAACATTACTGTAGATTCCACTAAGAAATTCTTGCAAGCTTTTAATGGGATTTTTAACATGACATCTATGGAACTATCAGTTTTAGCAGAATTGATGGACCATGGGGATACAGTAAATCTGTGTTCCCCAGATAACAAAAGAAAGGTGTCAAGGCTATTAGAAATTAAGGACCACAACACCCTGAATAACTATGTTAAAAGACTTAAGGATAAGAAAGCTATCATAAAGTCTAAGGATGGTTACGTAGTAAATCCAGTTTTAAAGAAGCAAGATTCTCAAATTATCATAACTATAAAGAATGGAGGAAACGCGACTGACTGATGTCATAACGGTTTACTATGTAGAACATCACAATGCTGTTATAGTAGTAACACAATCTCCAACTGGAGTAGTTAAAAGAATAGATTCAACTTACTCAACAGATTATATAAACTAATGGAAAAACAATTCCCCTCATTTCTTCAGATGATGACTAACTATGTTAAGTCGTCTGCAAAACACATTGCTAATGGTCTTAAAGTGACTACAGAAGAGCAATATCGTAACAGATTGCAAGCTTGCCACTCCTGCCCAAACCTGAGTGAAGAAAAAAGATGTCTTCTATGCGGTTGCTATGTAGAAAGTAAGGCATATAGAATCTCTGACTACTGTCCAGACAATCCCCCAAGATGGGAGAAGTTATCAATTGGACAAGACGGAGTCCCTGTATCCATTAAATCTACAGATAATGCAAAAGGAGAAGATAATAATACAGAAGCTAGCGACAAAGCATAGTCTCCCACTGCAGAAAATAGAAGAGATAGTCTACTCTCAATTTAAATACGTGGCTAAGGTCATGAAAGAGGGAGGCTTTGCTTCAATTCGACTGCAATACTTTGGGAAATTTCATGCAAAAAGTGAACGTATAGCTCATCTAAACGAGAAAACCAGACGCAAAAATGAAAGACTTGCTAACAATAAATAATAACGTAGTCATACCATCTCCGTATGCCTTGACTATCACGGAGTTTGAAAAGTTAACTACTAAAGAGTTAGCATTTATCTACTTTTTTGCAGATCATAGGTCCAGCTATGCAGCCTATGACGAAGAAGAAAGGAAAGATAAGTTACTAGAAGAGTTAAAAGTAAAGTCAACCCCTAACTTACATGCAGGATTACAGAAGTACAGGGAGTTGTCCGATACACATGCTATCAAACTCTTAAAGTCAGCTAGGTCTGCAGTTAATAAGCTAGAAAAGTACTTCAAAGATATAGACTTAACAGCTATGGACGAGAATGGTAAACTTCTCTACCAAGCAAAAGACTTAGTTGCTAACTTATCTAAGATCGGGGAGGTAATCGAAGGCTTAGATAGATTAGAAGAACTAGTACAGAAGCAACAGGCTAAGGATAACCCCAACAGAGCAGGCGTTAAGACTAACAAATACAGTGAATAATGCTGAAGGATACCCATCTATTCTCTCCTGCTGCTAAACATTACATTGAGTATGGGCATTACACTGATGCTCTCCCTGGAACCAAACAGTACTACGAGTATTGGGATGGTGAACAGTTTAGATGCATGCACGGTCATGAGGTAAATGGGATTAAGATATCAGGCTTTCACTATTTCTATCTTAACTACTGCCCTATTGATAGGATTATCGATGAAGAACAGCCAGATGGGGAGATAATATCTAGAAGAGATAGAACCTTCCCAGCTTTCTATGATGGGGATTACCAATACTTTAATTCTGTAGATAAGGCTAGAAGAGAAAACAAACACATGGTTGTCTTAAAAGCTAGACGTAAGGGTTTCTCTTACAAAGCTGCAGCCATGCTATGTAGAAACTACTTTCATCTAAGGAATAGTAAGAACTTTGTGTTTGCTTCGGATAAACAGTACTTAATTGGGGATGGAATGCTATCTAAGGCTTGGGATATTATCTCTTTTATAGACGATAACACAGCTTGGACACAACCACGTTTGATTGACCGTGAAATGCACAAGCAATCAGGGTATAAGAAGAACGTAAATGGAGCTGACGTAACTCTAGGATTTAAGTCACAGATAATTGGGGTATCTCTAAAGGATGACCCAGACAAAATACGTGGTAAAGCAGGGGAGTTAATCTTCTTCGAAGAGTCAGGTTCATTCTCAGGCTTGCTTAAAGCTTGGGAGGTAGCTATGCCTACAATGAGACAGGGTTCTAAGACACTAGGTACTATGATTGCCTTTGGAACTGGTGGAGAAGAGGGCCCTGGATTTGAAGGATTGGAAGAACTCTTCTATCACCCTGATGCTTACAACTGTTTAGGGTTTGAGAACGATTGGGATTCAGGGGCCATGGGAACTCAGTGTGGTTACTTCGTTCCTATCTACCAAAATCTAGATGGATTTATGGATGTAGATGGGAATAGTTTAACACAAGATGCAATTGAGTACGAGGAGATACAAAGGGAGAATAAAAAGAAAGCTAACGATCCAAAGTCCCATGACCAGTACATTGCTGAACATCCATTTAGTCCTCAGGAAGCAACACTTCAAGTCACTGCAAATACCTTTGACGTTAACTCCTTAAAAGAACAGTACAATAAAGTAATCTCTAATAATCTACAAAAGATAGGGGTAGCAGGAAGATTCTATTATGACTCACAAAACAAGATAGCCTTCTCCCCAACCCCTGATGCTAATCCAATCCATAAGTTTCCACATAGGAAAGATGATGACTTGACTGGGTGCCCAGTTATCTATGAAGCTCCCTATAAAACTAAAGATGGGATTATCCCAAAGAATTTATACATCATATGTCATGACCCGTATGCACAGGGGAAAGCTGAGAGCTCAATGTCTTTGGGGGCTGCATATGTTATTAAGGTTCCAAACAATGTATCCCAACCAGATGATTTAATTGTTGCATCTTATATCGGGAGACCACAAACTCAAGATGAGTATAATAGAAACCTATTCATGCTTGCTGAATTCTACAATGCTAAGATAGGGTTCGAGAATGACCGAGGTGAGGTAATTGCTTATGCTAAAAGATTCAGGAAACTACATCTTCTCCAAGAGGAGTTTGAGATGCTAGATAAAAGGGAACTTAGAAGTAAAACAGTTAAACGTCAGTATGGAATGCACATGACTGAGCAACGAAAATCCCAAGGAGAGTTGTATATTAGGGACTGGCTAATCAGTGGGAGAGGAGCAGATGAAGATGGGAATGTGACCTTAAACATGCATAAGATATACGATCCTGCACTGTTACAAGAATTGATTAAATTTAATAGGAAGGGTAACTTTGACCGTGCAATGGCATTGATGGTTGGGATGTATCACACTAGAGAGCTGTTTAACAAAGAACTAAAGTTAGACAATGACGATAATGCAACCAATGAATGGTTCGATAGGATATATAAATAATGCCATAGTACTAATAAAAAGCACAAAAAAGTCGTAAATTAGCCTCTGGTATCAAACTAAAGTAATTTTGTATTAATGTTCGGACAAGCCTCAATACCTAAGCAAAGAATTCCTCTTTCTCAGAAAACAGAAAAGTGGGGAAAAGAGTGTGTAGACGCATTCATAGACTTATCAAAATTTGGGTTAAGTGAACGAAGAAGTTACTTGAAATCCATGTATGATTACTACAATGGTGTAATCGATGAGGAGGATTACAACTACGTACTAAAGCCATACGGGAAAACAAGAAGTCACTTCCCATCTAAGATGAGGAACTACCCCATCATCAAACCTATCATAGACCTATTGCTTGGGGAAAAATCAAAACGTCCACTAGAGTTCACAGTAACCGTTCAGAACTCTGATGCAGTCAGCATTAAAGAAGAGGCTTTAAAGAATCTAATTCTACAAAATCTAAGGGAGCGGTTCCTTGCAGAGTTAGTAAAATCTGGACAATTGGATATGCAACAGGAGCAGGTTGAAGAACCTCCACTCCCTAAGCAAATCCAGGAGGAATTCAATAGGTCTTATAAAGATAGAAGAGCTATTAAAGGGCAAGCTAGCCTTAACTACATAATGTACTTTAATGAAATCTACGATAAGCTTCAAAAGCAGTGGTTTCATTTCTTGGTATCAGGGGAGTGCTACTCACATAAAGGGGTAAGAAGAAACGAACCTTTCTATGAAGTAATCAATCCACTAGACATAGACTTTGACAAAGATCCTGACATCGACTTTGTAGAAGATGCAGATTGGGCTATCATTAGAAAATTCTCACATGCCTCAACTATTGTAGATGCATACGGGGATTACTTGTCAGAAGAACAAGTACTAGATTTAGAGAACCCAACTCATACTTCATCTGAAGCTTACCTGCTTTATAGAGTACAAGCTTCTGGGGCAGATAGCAACATGAATCGTAACAGACTCATTGAGGTTATCACTGTCTATTGGAAAAGTAGAAAACGTATTGGGTTTATGACCTACGTTAATCCAGAAACTGGAACACCAGAGACAGTATCTATCCAAGATGGCTTTAGAGTAACCCCTGAACTAAAAGAATTAGGGGCTAAAGTAGAATGGGAATGGGTTAACGAAGTATGGGAGGGAACTCGTATAGATGGAAGATTCTATATCAGAGTTAATCCTGTAGCTAACCAAAGAGCTAGTTTAGACAACCCATCACTGTGCAAACTCCCAATTAATGGAAGAAAGTACTCTGATATTAACTCTCAGAATGTTTCGATAGTAAGCTTAGGTATTCCTTACCAGCTTAACTATAATATTTATAAGTATCGTCTGGAGCTAGCTATTGCACGAAGCAAAGACATCATTGCTCAATTCGATATCAACATGATCCCTAAGAACTGGGACATGGATAAGTTCATGTACTTTGTAGAAGGTACAGGTATTGCTTGGGTAGATTATAACAAAGAAGGTATAATCTTATCTCCTCAGCATCAGTCTGTACTAGACATGTCTATTAAGACAATATCTCAGTATCTAACTCTACTTGAATCTATAATGGTTGAATGGGAGAAGGTTAGTGGGGTAACTAGACAAAGACAAGGACAGATGGGCACCTATGAAGGTAAAGCTACATCTCAACAAAGTATTGTACAATCTTCACACATAACTGAAGACTTGTTTAGAAAATTCTCTCACTTTGAACAAAGAGAATTACAAGGAATGCTAGACTACTCTAAAGTAGCCTGGATAAATGGAAAGAAATCTATGTATGTCCTTCCTGATGGATCTGTAGATGATGTTGACGTAGACCCACTAATCCATATGGAAAGTGAGTACGGAATATTCGTATCAGATGCAGGTAAGGATGTAGAAAGAATGCAAAAAATAGAAGGTTTAACTCAAGCAGCACTACAAAATGGTACCCCACTCTCATCAATCATCTCAATCTTTGAAAGCAACAGTTTTGCACAAATTAAAGACAAAGTTATCCAAGCTGAAAAATCTGCTCAAGAATTGGCTAAAGCCCAACAGCAAGCAGAGCAAGAAGCAAAAGCCCAAGAAATGCAAATGCAACAACAAAACTTGCAAATGCAATTAGTCGAGAAAGAGAAAGACAGGCAGATGCAAATTGAGAAATCTTTGATTGCTGCAGAGACTTCTGTTAATGGGAATAGTGCAAGTCTAGAGAAGATGTTGCAGGATTTCCAACTTAAGCAAGAAGAACTAGCACTTAAGGAAAGAGAACTTGATATAAAAGCTCAGCAAGTAAATAAAGAGTAATGGGTTATATAGAAAAACTTCAGAAAAGCTCAGTCCCTACACTAGTTGTAGAGATGATGCAAGCATCTAATAGACTTCACGTGTTGCACTTAAGTGTAACTGGAAGAGGATCATTTGCAGCACATAAGACTTTGCAAGAGATATATGAAGCTTTAGTATCACATGCAGATGCAATTGCAGAAGGATACCAAGGAGCTACTATGCAAATTATGTCCTATCCAGAACCAACTGGTCCATCTAAATTGAGCTCTATAGAAGATGCAATCTCCTATTTAAAATCATTGCATGGGAAAATAACCTCTGCACAGAAAGGAATAGAATTCTCTGAAATAGTTAATGATCTAGATGCAGCTAAGTCATCTATAAACTCTGCTATTTATAAACTTAAATTTCTTAGTTAATGGATAATCAAACTAGAAGGATATTGCTTGAAAGAGTAAGGGCTTCTGGTTTCCCAGGATCTATAATGGATGTGTTTCAAAACCCAACTATCTTAGACCAATATATAGCTGAGCAACAGCAACAACAAGAGCCAGTAGTTGCCCAAACCCCTCAAGAACAAGAGCAAGGTTTACGTCCAGCACATGCAGCTGGTAATGTAGGGCAATCTATGGCCTTCCCAAATGTCCAGCCTAACCAAAGCTTTAATACAGTAGGGATGAAAATTCCTATTGATATTAACAAGTACAATAATCAAGGACATCTAGTAGAATCTTATAAAGCTGTACCCCCTGGAATATCTAATCTTCCTACAGGCCCTAATGAAGGGATGGTGATTGAATCTCCTGCTAGAATGCAAAAAGGAGGATTTAAAATCATAGAACCTGCTAGTACGACAGATGTCAAAGTAACCCCACCTATTGATTATAGATCTACTACAAGACTATTTGAAAAGTTAGATGCCCCAGAAAAGTTAAGGCTAAGGAAAGAGTTAGATCAAATTCAAGCTAATCCTAGCTCTGTTCAAGATTACAAAAGAGGTGACCAAATAATGAGAGAGATTAAATCAAGATGGCCTCAAGATGACTCTCTTACTATAACAGAAGACGTTAGGATGAAGCAGTTAGGCCAACAACTTATACAAGCACCTCTTCCTTACGATAATATTACTATTGGAGAAGATATTCAAGATGCCGCAAAAGAAGCAAGAGAAGCAAAAGCTGCTCAAGATAGGTATGTAGAAAATCTTAAAAAGAAGCAGATGGGGGGATCCTATGACACTAACCAAGAAATCTCAATGTATGAATGGAGAACAGGAAGGCCTGAAGACTCTAGAAAAAGGTACATTAAAGGGGGATTAAAGAACAGAGTGCTATACAATAAAGCTAAGTATAAAAGATAAATTTATACTTTTTAACTATAAGTAAACCAATACCTTTGTATATATGGCAACCAAACAGAACGAAGAAAAGCTAAGTATTTCAGACATTACATTCGACGATTTTATCGGGGATGGTCTAGAAACAAAAGAAATTGAAAATGAAAGTGCTTCTAACGAACTTGATAACGATTCTAAAAAAAGGTCTCCTAAGAATGAAGACCTGGATGAAGAAGATGTCAATTCGGAAGAAGATTCTGATGAAGACGATGACGAGGAAGGAGAAGAAGAATCTCCTAAACCGTCTAGAAAAAATTCAAAAGAAGAACAAGACGACGATGATGTAAATGAAGGTGACTCTGACGAAGACTCAGACTCTTCAATTGCACGGTCTATTGCAAAGGCATTAGGCTATGACCTTGAAAACAATTATGCTGATACTGAAGAAGGGTTAGTAGAGTTTACTAAAGATATTGCTCAAAACATTGCTGAAGATCAAATTCAGGAGTTGTTTTCTCAATTCCCTTTAATTCAAAAGCATCTAGATTATGTTCTAGCAGGTGGAGACTCTGAACAATTCTTCCAAGCTTACAATCCAGGAATGGACTATAGCCAAATGGAAGTTGATAAAGGGGATTCAAGAATGCAGAAGATGCTGATTACTGACTACTTCAAATCTAAAGGGCATGATGAGGAATTCATCAAAGATATGCTTGAGGATTATGAAGACACTGGTAAACTTTATGATAAAGCTGCTATAGCTCAAAAACAACTGTCCACTATCCAAACTAAGGAAAGAGAGCAGATGGTTGAGATGCAGAAAGAAAGACAAAAAGAAGTTCAGCAAAAGCAACAAGAATTTTGGGAGGGTGTTGCTAATACTATCGATGAAGGCAGAGAATTTGCTGGGATTAAAATTCCAGAGAAAGAAAAATCTAAATTCTTCGATTATATCTCTGCCCCTGTAAACAAACAGGGAAATACTAAAAGAGATACAGATTACAACAATGCCCCACTAGAAACTAAATTGGCAATTGACTATTTACTGTATAAGGGATTCAACTTGTCTGAAATCATAACTACTAAGGCTAAAACCGAAAGTGCTAGAAACCTTAGAGATAGAATTCAGACAGGTCAAGAGAAACTTAGAAACCAAGGTATGGTAGATAAGAAAATAAAGAAATTCGATCCAGATCAACTGGATGTAAAGAGGCTGTTTGAATAAAACGCAATTAACATTTAAATTTTAAAAATCATGGCTCTAATGCAAGTTTTGAAAACGTACTATAACGATGCACAAATGACCGACACAAATTCGTTGGTTAATGCACTTATGGAACGTCCTGCGGAGTTATCTCCGATCATTACTCACTTGGCTGGTCGTGAAGAAAAGAAGTTCCCTCTCTCTTTCCTTACGGAAGGAGTTGGTAATACTCGTTCTATCGATCGCTATGAGTACGAATATCGTGTAAAAACACACGAAATTAATGTCCGTCCTGTTATTGCTGCTACAGGTACCGGTGGTGGTGGTGCTCCATTTACCATTACTTTCCCTGACAAGTGGTTTATCTTCCCTTACACCTTGGTATCTCAATCTGGTATTCTTGCTCGTATTATGACCGAGCCAGTTGCTGATGGTACTGGTTGGAAGTACACTTTAAAATTGGTTTCTCCTGATGCTGCAGCATTGTCTGCTTCTGCAGGTGGTGACTTGGCTGATGGTGCCCTTTGGGGTATGTTGTATGCTAACGTGGGTATTGACTTCTCACGTGGTAATGCATCTAACTGGACTGCTCCAGGTCTTGTTCGTTCTAAGATTGGTACTATTCGTAAATCTTACCACTTCTCTGGAAATGCTAAAGATTATGTAGCTCAGTTCGAATTGCCTTTGAAAGAAGGTTCTAAGACTAAATTGTGGATGGATTACGAAGAGTACCGTCACATGATTAAGTTCAAAGAAGAATGTGAAATGTACTACTGGTATGGTCAGAAGACTCACGATGCTAATGGTGTTAGCACTATGCTCGATGAGAACGGTCAACCTGTAATCTCTGGTCCTGGTTTGTTTGAACAGATCATCAACAAAGACACTTACTCTACTCTTACTCAAGCTAAGATTGAAGAAGTAATTGGTGACTTGTTCTATGGTATGACTGATGCTACTGATAAGCAAGTTACTCTTTACACTGGTGTAGGTGGTGCTCGTGAATTTGATCGTGCACTTAAGTCTTACTATACTGCTAATAGCTATCTGCAGACCACTCAACCTACGTTCATCACTGGTAGCGGTCGTAACCTTGGTATTACTGGTTACTTCACTAGTTATGATCACGTAGATGGCCACAGAGTTAACGTAGTTAAATCTCCTTTGTTCGATCACGGTCCTGTGGCTCAAGCTTCTAAGAAGCACCCAGTATCTGGTCTTCCACTCGAGTCTTACCGTATGACATTTGTTGACCAATCTACTTATGATGGTGAGAACAACCTGCAAATGGTAAATAAGAAAGGTCGTGAAATGATGCGCTGGTGTGTAGCTGGTTCTGTAGTTCCAAAAGGATTTACAGGCAATGACACTCGTGCTAGTGACATAGACGGTGCATCTGTTCATATGTTGAAGACTGCTGGTATCCTACTTCGTCGTTTCGATACTAGTATTGATCTTCAGTGTATTGCATCGTAATTTGTGTTTGGTTTGCAATAAAAAGGGGGGTACCCAATCCCCCCTTTTAAATTATAAAATTGAAGGTTAT